TTTAACAGATATACTTGTTGTTGGTGTTTTAATTACATAAGTTCGAGGTCTTTAAAAGTCCTTATTTCTAAATGTTCTTAAGAAAGTTTTTAAATATATTCGCTCATCTATGAGACAAACCCCTTCTGTAAACTAATTAAAGGAGTCTTAAGATGTCAACTGAAGATGATATTCGCAGGATGAAAGACGAACAAAACGCTATAGAGACTCGCTTATTTAAGCTAAGAGACACTGTGCGTGACATGGAAGAAGAAATTAATAACATTAATATCCACCTTGATATTGCTAAAAATAAGCTAAAGTCTTTTGATGGCATTATTGGTTGGATTGTGAAACTATTTGTGGGTGCTATTATCGGAGGTATGTTAACCTTTATAATAAAAGGAGGCCTTGTATTATGATTGATGAAGAACATAAGAAGCTTGTTCTGCCAACTGTTGCCCGTGGAATCGGTTACGGAGTTGTTATAGCAGTATTATTGGTGAACGTCCCGAAAATTTTCGGCATAAGTTTTACCACGGAAGTATACGCAGACAAACTTATAGAGATAAATGAGAAAGAAGCTCGTGAAGCTGATGCGAGATTTTATCCGAGTATAAAAGATAATAACCGCTGTGAGTTTTAATACGCACAATTTGGAACTATTTATAGAATAAAAATCATTATATTTCAACGACTTAATTTGCTATATTATTAAGTAATTGTTTTCTAATGATTTTATTTTGAAATTTAAACTATGTAAACAATATAACAACCCCAGAACCTTAAAAGGAGGTAAATAACATGGCAAATCATCCGGGAAATAAAAATTTAGACAAAGTACGGAAGCCGGGAAGTGGACGTCCTAAAGGCTCTAAGAACATTAACTCTATGGCGGCTTATAAGAAGCTTGAAGAACTTGGCTTCGACCCTATTGAGATGATGATTGAGAAATATCAAGCTATTGAGGAGTCTTTAAATGACGGCAGTATACGTGTTGGTAGTGGCTCTTATGCACAGCTTATTGCTACTCAAGGAACTCTCATTAACAATCTCATGGCTTATGGCTACAAGAAAGTCCCTGAGAAAATCGAGCAAGAAGTTTCTACTAAGAAACCAATGGCTATTAAACTTACTATGAGAGAGAAAGAAGGAAAAGACGATGACAATAAGACTGACTAACTCGCAAGAGATGGCAGAAGACTTTTACCTTAAGGTTGCTCAAGGTGAAGTTGGTGGTCATGTGTACATTAACAAATTCGGAGCCAACTTCGATGTTGACACAACCACAGACCCAGAAACTATCTGGAGCCAAGGTGGACAATATCCTTGGGCCGCCCTAGCTACATCTTCTGTTTTGACAGTAGTCTCCACTGAAGTGGCTGACACAGCCGAGATTGAAATCCAAGGGCTAGATGCTAACTATAACTTAATCACTGAAAACTTAACTATGACAGGCACTAACCCTGTTAACACTGTTAAATCCTTTCTTCGTGTATTTCGGGTTATCTATAACCACAACGCAGTTAACGCAGGGGATGTAACTCTTAGTGTTGGTGCTGTGGTAGTAGCCAAGGTTGATGCCGGTTTAGGTCAGACACTAATGTGTGTATATACTATCCCTGCTGGGCATACTGGTTATCTTGTTCAGCTTAGTGCTACAGCACAAAAAGCTAAAGATACTCAAGTTAGGCTTCTACAGAGACCCTTAAACTCTTCTTTTAAGATTGCTCACATGGCAGAAGTCTTTGCTGGAAGTTACAACTATGCTCCTAAATTTCCTATAAAGTTTTCTGAGAAGACAGATATTGACCTTTTAGCGGCAGAGGCTGAGACTAACAACACAAGGGTTACAGGAACATTTGAAATCTTGTTAGTAAGTAATGGGTAGGACTAACCTGATGATTAATTATATTAATAAGAAAGAAGACGATAATGCAGAAGATTAAAGGATTAATTGTACTAGTAATGGCCGTGGGTCTTATGGGTCTACTAGGATTAATTGTTGTTGATGAGTTCATGATGGCCTCAGAACACAATGCGGAGTTAGACCAGAACATTATTGAACTATTACAAATGAGCATAACAGGCATTATTGGCGTTGTTGCGGGGTTTGTGGGAGCTAGTAAGTAATGGGAAGAGCGAATCCAAGGAAGTGGGAGACAGCTAAGAGAGATGCTAAAGCCAAGATGGGTGGCAAACACTCAGCTAGGGCTATGCAATTAGCGGCTAAACTCTACAGAGAACGTGGTGGTACTTATACTGGTGGTAAGACATCAGAACAAAAGAGTATGACTAAATGGACTAAACAGAAGTGGAGAACTAAGTCAGGGAAGCCTAGTGCTAAGACTGGTGAACGTTATCTACCAACTAAAGCTATTAATCGTATGTCTAAGTCTAGATATGCGGCTAGTACGGCTAAGAAACGTAAAGACACTAAAGCGGGTAAACAATACTCTGCACAACCAAAGAAGAGGAAGAAATAATGCCACAAGGTAAAGGAACATACGGTAAGAAGGTCGGAAGACCTCCTGTAAAGAAGAAACCAATGGTTAAGAAACCTATGAAGAAGAAAAAATAATGTTAGTAAGTAAGTCCAAATTGTTCCTAAAAAGGTTCCGAGAAGCTTGGACAGCATGTTTATTATGTATGGTACAAGGTGATTTAACAGTAATAACCATTGGTCATGCATTGACGGCTTCTAAGACAGGAATCATTGCAGGATTAGCCTTCGTAATATTAAGCTTCTCTAAGCTACTAAAGGACGATAAAATGACTATAACAATAACCATCGGTATATTAACTATGATAGCAGACTACATAATACACCCTACACACTTCGGACCTTCTTTGGCAGAAGCTGTATGTACTGGTGTTGGTGCGGCTGTTATTGCTTACTTGATGATTAAGTATGTTGATAAGAAAGAGGACAAGTAATGGCTACAGCTAAAAAGCCTGACTCTAGGCTTAAAAGAGCCGGTGTTAGTGGTTATAATAAACCAAAGAGAACCCCCGGACATGCTAAGAAGTCTCATGTTGTTGTTGCTAAAGTAGGTGACACTATTAAGACTATTAGGTTCGGTCAACAGAATACTAAGGGAAGCCCTAAGAAAGCCGGTGAGAGTTCTAAGTATGCGTCTAGACGTACTGCTTGGAAAGCTAGACATGCCGCTAACATTAAGAAGGGTAAACTATCAGCCGCCTATTGGGCGAATAAGGTTAAATGGTAATCACATGAAAGAAGATTTATTCAAGAAGAGATTATTCGAGTTTAAACTTAAGATGCAAAGAGCCGCTAAAGAAATAGGCAAGCCTCTTAGGATGAGTGGTACTAAGGTATTACAATCAGACCCTCGTTATAAGACTTTTGGTAATCGTATAGCATCTGGTAAAGTATCCGGTATGCGCGGTCCTATGACTGCTAAACAAAAGGCCGCACTAAAGAAAGCTCAAAAGGCTAGTGCGATTGCAAGACGTAAGAAATAACTTACGCATAGTTAGAGAGATATAATGGAAGAAATAGTATTACACGAGGGACAGTCAGACGTTATTAATGACTTATTCGTAGAACAGAGTTGTAGATACGCTGTTGTTAATGCTAGTCGTGGTTTCGGTAAATCATTCCTGGCGGCTACAGCGGCTATGGTTGCTGTGCAAGAGTTAATGGAATTAGATGCATCAGTACCTAATAAGAATGTTGCCATTGTAGCCCCTACTTATGCACAAGCAGTAGACATTTATTATCCGTTAATAGCATACATATTAGGTGCAGAACACTATGCTGAGAAGTCTAGTAGAGTAGCCGGAACATTCTGGTTCCCTAATAATGTTATATTAAAGATATGGTCTTATGAGGCATCTGAGAGGATGCGTGGTAGTGGCCAATACTTCGTAGTAGCTGACGAAGTGTGCTCATGGAAGGGTGCAGGAACAAGTCTTAAAGAGTCTTGGGAGTCTGTTATTCAACCATGTATAGCAACACGTTGGTCTAAGCAGAACGCAGACAAGTACGGAGCTAACCCCGGAAAGGCATTAATCATTAGTACTCCTATGGGATATAATTATTTCTATGAGATGTACAATAGACGCGATGCTGATAACCAGTGGAAAAGCTATCATTACACATATCACGATTCGCCTTATTTAGATAATGATGAAATCGAGAGAGTTAAGTTAACACTAGACCCGCTAAAGTTTGCCAGAGAGTATTCTGCATCTTTCGAGGACTCTGGTAACACAGTATTCTATACATTCAACAGAGATGAGCATATAGATAAAGACTTACCTTACTTTGAGAGTGGTGAAGATGTACATGTGGCTATTGACTTTAACGTGGGTATTATGGCATCTTGTGCTTTTGCTCTAAGAGGTAATCAAATACATATACTAGATGAGTTTCAAGGACACCCTGATACGGAAACCTTGGCGAGAAGTCTAGCAGACAAGTATAGAGGCCACAAAATTATTAGTTACCCAGACCCTTCTGGAAAAGCTAGAAAGTCCTCTGCAGCTGTAGGTAGAACAGACTTTAGCATATTACAAGCTGAAGGAATCTCTACTAGAGCACACAACAAGGCCCCACCTATCATTGATAGTGTAGCGGCTGTGAATAAAAAGTTTAAAAACGCTAATGGTGACATTGATATGTATATTCATCCTAGATGCAACAATACTATTAAGTCTATTGAGCGTACTGCTTGGGTAGAATCTAATCCTGATACAGCAACTATCTGTAAGAAAGAAGGTGTAGAACACTGGACTGATGGATTACGCTATGCTGTGGAATACTTATTCCCAGTTAGAGGCGGTACTAAAGTAACTACTAGAGGATTTGGATTTTGATTTATACAGACGATTGGTGTGTATTACATATACCAAGGACATCGGGTACTAATTTCAAGGCTAATGCTTTAATGAAGTATAACTACTCTGCGATTATGCCCCATAGTTCTCCTACTATTACTGACAGACTTAGTCAGCATAACCCTATATCTTCTTTTGATATGGGTAGTAGAGAGGTATATGCAGTAATAAGACACCCGTATACTAGAGCGTTAAGCCTGTATACTTATGCAGTCAATGACCCAGTATTTAAGGCTATGTTTAACAACACTAGCTTTAGAGACTTCTGGGAGCTAGATATATCAGAGTATTGTGATTGGTCACTTAAGACTCCACAATATGAATTTATAGATGATACAGTAACAACATTTAAGATGGAAGAGTCCCTTGGTGAGCTTTATAGCTTAACGAAGGTGATGCCCTTTAAACGTTATGTGAATAAATCTGTATCCAACATCAACGACTACAATAACAACAACAATAGAATACTTGTGGAAAGTATATTTAATGAAGACTACCACAGGTTCAATTATGAAAAAGGAATATAATCATGGCTTACATGAAAGGTCGCAAGACTAAGAAACAAATATCACAAGCTAAAGCTCTCAAAGACGCTAAAGCGTTGTCTAAAGGAATACAAGTAAAAGGCAAAGGCACAGTAAAGGCCAAGTCTAGAACTGTTAAGTCTGCGGCTAAACTAATGAAGGCTCCAGCTAGAAAAGTTAATACTTCTAAGAATAAAGCAAGAAGCAATAAGAAGAAGTCTGTAGCTCTAGCACGAACTACTTCTAAGACATCAGGATTGAAGTCTAGATTAAACAAAGGCATCAACAAACTTACTGGTTCTAAGACATCTTTATTGGCTAAACGTTCGGTTAAGAAGAAAATTGGTAAAACATCTTCATCTATGTCTTCTTGGTCTGCTAAGAAGAAAGCGGCTATGCAGAAGCTTTGGAATGGTAACAAGAAATAATAGGAGCTACTATGTCTATACGAGCTAAACTATTAAGAAAAGCTATCGGCAAGAAAGTCGGTAAGACAGTAGGGAAGAAAGCAATGACCCCTGCTAGAAAGAAAGCTTTGGCTAAAGCTGTGAAGGCTTCAGCTATGAAAAGAAAAAAGGGCGGAGTCGGCAGTACAATTAAGACCAAATTGAGACTATCTGGGGGTAAGCCTAAAGCTTCTCTCGCTAAGAGAAAAGCAAAAGCAACTAAACGTAGTGCTAAGTATGAAGATAAGGCTCAATCAGTCGAACGTAACATG